ATCCTTCGATTGTAATGGGGGTCAGCGGCCATGAGCCTTCCAGCGGAAGCCCCAAAAGTCATTCTGTCCGTTGGTGTCGGACTGGATGTAAACGGTGAAGCCGTCCTTCGTGAGGCTGATCTCCTGGAGGTGGGAATCGCCGGAGTTGCTCTGCGCTGTGTTGATCGTCGTGAACTCGACGCCGAAGCACTCATTCGGAAACGGCGTCGGAAACGCAAAATAGAAGGAGTTCTCGCCTGCGCGTCGGGTGGTATCGACACCCCAATGCTCGATATAGCCGTCTGAGTGAACGCGTCGGCCACCGTTCGCGGTCAGGTTCGATTGCGTGATCCTGTTGAAAGCGTCGGCCTGATAGCCGTCAAGCAGATCGGCGTCGAGGCCGGAGCCTGCTCCGTCATTGCCCGCGCTCCAAACGCCGTAACCATTCAAATACAGGGAGCCATAAACGGCGGTGCCGCCTGAAAAGCTCTGGCCATTTTGCGAGGTAAGACCGCCGGTGTTCAAGTTGATTTGCAATGGCCGAAGGGCGTTCCACGTTGTGTTCATGCCGGTCGATGGGTCGCTCAACAGAAACCAGTATGTGCCGCCGTCCACCCGATGGATAGCCGTAGGGTTACTGCCTGTCGAAGCCTTGAACAGCGCCTGATTTTCGGAAGCGACCATGAGGGGGCCGCCGTAAATCGTCGAACCATCCTGACGTCCGAAAGCTGCCGCCTGAAAACCGTCGAGCAAATCTGCATCGAGGCCGGAACCGGAGCCGTCATTATCCGGCCCCCAAACCTGCATGCCTCCACGATAAACTGACGTCCCGCTGATGCCCAGCGTTCCGCTGGCAAGCCATCCATCGGTGACGATATTGCCCATGTCGCTGGTATCGACAGTGACCTTGACGCGGGAACCACTCCACCCGATTTTGATGGTGTTCCACGATTGCCCGACGCCGGTGCCCTGCTGGATTGGAGTGAAGCCCAACCGCCCGATAATATCGGCATAGTAGCTGCCGTGCTGACCATCTAGCAAATCGGCGTCGAGGCCGGAGCCAGATCCGTCATTGCCGGCGTTCCAAGCGAGACTGCCAGCAATGTTGAGTTGCTGGCCATTGAGATGATACGCGTTCCCGTCGTTGTACAAGTATCGCGTGTAAGCATTGTTTAGGTAAAGGCAGCCGGCACCGCCGCCGGAGCGCGTGGCGACAATATCACCATTTGGCTGAAGTTGAGCATATCCGCCGCCGGTCGTGACGGTGAGCACGCCAGTTACGGTGTCGCCCGCACGATTAACGGGTGTATACCCAAGCCGACCAATGATGTTCGAATAATAGCTGCCGTCCTGCCCGTCGAGCAGATCGGCGTCCAGACCCGAACCTGCGCCATCATTTCCGGAGTGCCAAGCACCGAACCCTCGAATCGTCACACTCAAGGAATTCAATTCAAGATTATCGAGCGCACCGCCTCCATTTACAGCGAATTGGAGGTTTTTATAGCCCGCGACATTGGGGCGAATGATGTAGCCCCACGCCAGTGTAGTGCGGCTTAGGTATACATCCCCGGTTGTGACTTCCAGCGCAGGCGTTGCGAGCGCCCCGGACATCGTATCACCGGCTTTGTTGACAGGCGTATAGCCGAGCCGACCGGGAATGTTGGAATAGTAGCTGCCATCCTGCCCGTCGAGCAGGTCGGCGTCGAGACCGCTGCCGGATCCGTCCTGCCCCAACAGCCACCCCAAAATCGCGGCTTTGGCGGCAGCGGGCGTCAGCGCGCGCAGGGCGTCGATACCGGCCTGCGCCTCTGCGACCGTCGCCAGCTCCACCACGCCCTGCCGTTCGGTGGTGGCGGGCGGGTTGAGGAAATTGGCGTCGCCAAAGGTCAGCATAGCGGCGGCGACGTCGGCGAACTGGATGTCGATCGCCAGCAGCATCATGGCCTGCGCCGACTTCTCCAAGACGACACCCGCCTGCCCGTAAATGGCGAAAAGGGTGCCGTCCGCCAGATAGAGCGCGAAGCTGCGGACCGTGAAAACGTCTGCGCTTTCGTCGCGGACGATCAGGTGGATGGTGTCGTCAGCCACGACATCACCGGAGATCGTAGCGATGCGCTTATATTCGCCGGGAAGAGCCGTGATGCCGACGCCGGGAACGACGGCGGTCGCTGTCAGGCCGACCTGCGCGATGGTGACGGGCGCTGTGCCGGTGTTGGCGGCATTCACTAGCGCGGCGCGGCCCGCATTGGTGACGATAGCGGTAAGGGCCATGATTCCTCCGGTCAGGCCGCCGGTGCCGTGCAGGGCAGGCGGGCATAGATGGTCGGGCGAACAGCCGCGATCAGGCCGATGCTGGCCTGCGCGGTGATGCCTTGGGTGAAGGTGAAGTGGCTGCGCACCGGCTTGGCGCGGCTGACTTCGGCGATGACCTGATCGACAAAGGCCGCCGATGCTGGCGCGCCGTTCTGGTCAAGATTAAGGAGGAGGCTGAAGGTGTGTGGATCGCCCTTCGGCTCCATCTGCCACCATTCGCGGATTGCGACCGAACCGCCGAAACTCTGGACGACGGCGCGCACGGACGCGGCGGTGCCCTTCTGCCGGGCAATCACGATGGCCTTGCGGACGCGCTCGCGCTTGATCCCTTCGGGCCAATCGCTGGACCAATTATCGAGCGATAGGCCCCACGCTAGCCATGGCAACAGGGCGCTGGGGCAGTTGGATGGCGACCATACGTCCCTGACCAGCACGGCAATATCGAGCAGGCGGGCAATGACCTGCTCCAGCGCCTTTTCCAGATCGGTCGATGCCGGGGGCAGAATGGACGGATAGGTCATTCGCCCGTCCCTGCGTAGCTGAGCGTGATGCCGGTGCAGTGGGGCGCTTGCTCGCGCGAGATGATGATGTCCGCTGCCGGGGACGTCAGCACGACATTCTGCACGCCCTCGACATGCAGGACGGCGAAGATCCCGGATCGGGTGATGTCGCGGCCAAGGCGGTGGCTCGCGGCGACATAATCATCCAGCTTCGCGCGAGCCGCGTCGAGGACCACGCTGCCATCGGGTCCGCTGAATGTCGTGATGGTGGCATCGACGTTGTAATTGACGATCTCGGCGGACTGGACCGTCACAAAGTCGGTCAGCGGGCGGCGCGTTTCGTCGGAGACATAGGCGGCGACGGCGGCAATCAACCCGGCGGACGCCGTGCCGGATCCAGTGCGGGACAGGACCGACACCAGCACTTCGCCGGGATCGGGGCTGGTGGCGCTGGCGTCCAGCACATCCGGGTCCGCCGACAGGGCGTGGAAGATATAGGCCCCTTCCGGCCCGGCGACGGAATATCCTTCGGGGGCCAGCACCATGCGGCGGCGGAAATCCGCGTCGCTTTCCATGACAGCCGGGATCCCCAGCACGGTATCCGCCAGGGTGATCGTCAGGCGGGCGATGCCGAACAGGGCGGCGATGTTGTCGAGATCCGCGCCCACGGCATAGGCGGGCATGACGGCGCGGACAGCGTCGTTGACGCGCTGGCGCAGCAGCTGGGCGAAATAGGCGAATGTCTGGAGCAGCTTGGAGGCCGGATCGCTGTCCCGGCTCACGAAATCCGGCATCAGCGTCTGCATGTGCGCGACGGCTTCCGAGTAGATCGTCTCGAAATCCAGCGGGTCAATCGCATCCGGCGCGGAAAGGCGCGACAGATCAACGGCGGTGAAGGTTGCATCGGCCATGGCCGCCATGTCGGGGCAGGCTATGGGCGCGCGCTATGCCCCTGTATTTGGACAGGCCGCTATCCAAATGCAGCGTCGATGATCAACCCTTAATGCTTGTGAGCCGGTAGAGGCGCAGGAGGCGCGAACGCATAACAAACGATGTAATCATCAGTACGGAGGCGATGGAACCGTACCAAAGTTGACAGGACTTGTTCCTTAGATCCCGAGACGCTTGCATATGCCTGCCTCAGGTTATTCGCATCTGAAACGATACTGAGATTTCGGAGGTGAGCATCAACGGCGTCATGGCCGTTCCAATCAGGAAGCACAGCGGACGTGACCAGCATGAATCGTAGCAGATCATTCCGAACGGACTTCCTGTCGCGGTCATTGCGAACACGATCGGCAAAGCTGTGCAGGCCCGCAGTGAAGTCCCTCTCCCAGAAGGCTTTCGCTTCTGGGAACATCATTATTTCAGCGGGTATGACATGCAGATGTTCGCTGTCGTTGTTGATCGCCGAAATCACGATCTTCATAGGAGGAATTTTCGGCTGTAGCATCGGTGCGCCATCCAAAATGGCGTGCTTCGCATGAAGTATTTCATGCGCAATTATGTGAGGCGCTGGGTTGCTTTCTGGCGGTAGCATCAGGTCAACAGCAAGATGGCGTCCATTGTCTTCGATTTGGATAGCGGGGACATTGCCCATTCGACGCGCCTGATCGGATAGCGGCCTAATGCCAATTTCCCGCCCGATCCGTTCTTCTATCTGCTGCACAAGCTGCTGCATTTCGGTCGGCAAGATGTTGTAAATAACGGTATCCATGCTGCGTCTTTAACAAATGTAGACGCGCGCTCAACGGTCTGCCGCGTCCGCAATTTGCTGATAGAGAAGATCCAGCAGCGATTCCCGGTCCGACGCGGTCGCGCCGAGAAGTTCGCGCTTGGGATAAGGCACGGCCTGCGCCCGCAGCGATGGCTTGTCGCGCAGACCATATTGGTGGACGCCCGCGATCTGCGATACCTTGCCGGAAAAGCCGACCCAGAAGCCTTGATCGTCCGTGCCCGTGCGCAGGAATCGCCCGCTCGCCAAGCGCCTGAACATGGCGCGGCGGCGCAGACCACCCCGGCGGCGCAGGCTGCTGCCGCCAGCGTTTCGATGCTCCTCCGGGACCGGGAGCCATTTCACGACCTTATCGAACTCGAATGAGCGGATGCCCCCGGCCTCAATATCGAAGCCGGTCATCATGCGGCCCGTCGTCCAGGCGAATGATTTCATGATGACCTTGCGCGGCTCGCCGCCGCCGCCGGATGGATAGAGGAAGCATGTTGCACCCCGGCCCGCCACCGGCGGGGCCTTTTCCTTGCGCGCTTGGAATTTCGAGCCGTCAGGCTGTCGCTGGGCGGCGATGCGCTCGCGCTGGCTCTGGGCCAAGGTGCGGGCCATGCGGCGCATGAGGGCGCGGCGCTGGCCGGATGACAGGCTGCGGATCAGCGCCCCGGCGATGCGCTCCACTTCGGCCAGATCTTCCGTCATGCGTCAGGCGGAATAGCCGGGGTCAGATCGGCGTCGGGATCGGTCGTTTCCACCAGCAGTTCGGTGTTGCCGAAGCCCTGCAGGAATGAGGCCGTGACGCCATCGAACGCGTCGCAGAAATTCGGTTCCGCCGGGTGCTGGACGTCATAGCCGCTGCCATCTTCGCGGGGCAGGACAAGGACGGTTTCGGTCAGGTCGATCGAGATCAGGATGTCGGACGCCTCGCTGTCGAGCAGTTCCGCTTCAAAGGTGAAGGGCTGTCCATCGGTGCGGCGCAGCAGCTGGGGCTGTTCCTTCTCGATCCATGCCAGCATGGGCACCATGATTGTGTCCGCGTCCCCCGCGAAATCCCAGATCCCGACCTTGAGCGTATAGGCATAGACGAACGACAGCGTGCGGGACTGGCGCGTGCTGATCTGGCCGCCTTCCACATAGATCTGGAGGCGGTCAGGGTGCGTTTTCAGATCGGGCAGGAAGGCGGTGAGCCATTGCCGCAGGCTGTCGGCCTTGCGCATCGTCAGTCGGCCTTTGCGTTCGCCAAGCGGGCCTGCGCCTGCAAATCGATCAGGGTGGCGCGGATCTGGCCTGCGACGTCATAGATGCTGGTCAAGCTGCCGAGGCATTGCGCCCCGGTCATCTCGCCCGCGTCAGTCCGCTGGACTTTCGGCAATGGGGCGGGTGTCGCCAGCAATGCCCCAGAGATCTTCGCTGTTGGCCGTTGCTGCGGCGCGGTCGAGCAGGCCGACGCCATCAGCGTCAACGCACAGATTGTCATAGACTGGCTTTTCAATGACCTTCTGTGTTTCATTGTAGATTTCCCTGACGTTGCCCTGCCGGGCATATTCCTTGGTCTGCGCGGTCTCGCTCATCGCGTCGATCTGGCCCTGCAGCTTCTTGCGCTCGGCTTCCCGCGCATCGTCGGCGCGCTTCTGTGCAGCCTGCTCCTGCGCGTGGCCGACGCTGTTGCCATAGAAGAAGCCGCCGATCCCTGCGGTGCAGGCGGCCAGCGCGGCGGCCATGGCGAGGTGCGATTTCCCGATCATGCCAGCAGCCCCTTGAAATAGGCCCGGCGCGAATAGGTCAGCACGTCCTTGCGCAACCGGCCAACGCGATAGCTGACGTGGATCCACCCGCTGTTGGGCTGGCTGCGCGTGTAATTTTCGAGGATCAGCTGGTCGAACGCCATGCGGTCGCGGATGAAGGTGGCGACCGT